CGGCCTCCTCTCGGGCCTGCACGCCCCGGCTGGTGGCGGCGGCCCAGACGTGGGCATCTATGACAATGGAGGACAGCAGGTTGGTGGAGCGACGTACCGGAGTCCTCTGAGCCGCCTGTGAACGCTTGACCGCCACGCTGCGGTCGCTCGGGGCCGATCCGGCGGGGACGCCCGCTGGATCGGTTCTTGACTGGTGCAACATGAAGACGTGCGAAGAGTGCGGCGATCAGCGAGAAGATACGCCGCTGCACTTCCCGGTGTTCCGCAAGAAGACCAGCGTCTGTCTGGCGTGCGTGACGAAGCACCGTCGCCGCAAGAGCGACGAGCGCACGGAGAAGCGCACCCGCAAGATGCGCCGCATGGAAGAGGCGGCCGTCGATGCGATGCTGTCAGCTGGCAGCCGCGGTGGCTCTGAAATCCCGCACTCTGCCGAGCTTCTCGAACAAACGATGCATTTGTTCGGCGGCGTCAACGGATTTGCACAGTTGCTGATGAAGCAGTACTTCGATTCCGCCCCCGGCGGCCCTCAGCGGACGAAGATTCTGGAGATGCTCGCAAAGCTGACGACCACGAACGCTGCACAGGGTGGGTCGAAGAAGCCGCTGGTGATGTGGTCGGAGGACGAACTGGAGGCCGAACTGGACGCCCGCATGCTCCAGGCGGTAGCGCAGTACTCGCCTCACCTGCGCACGCTGGAGGTTCAGCATGGCGAAGCAGCAGAAGCTGCCGCACATTCCGGCGGCGACTAGCACCTACGCGCGCGAGCGCCTCAAGGAGCTTCAGGCGGAGCTTAACGAGCGCCGGATCGAGGCGCTCAGGCTCTACACTCCGTCGCCGCTTCAGGATCGCTTCCACTCCTGCCGGGCCAGCGAGCGTCTGGTGATCGGCGGCAACCGCTGCTTGGCTGGCGAGCAGGAAATCTACGATCCCGTCAAGAAGGTCAGCCTTCCCGTGTCGGAGATCGAGGGGCGGTTCCACGTCTACAGCTACCACCGCGGCAAGTTGGTGGTGCGACGCGCCAGCCGCCCGTTCATCAAGGGGTATGGCGAGCTTTACGAGGTCACTCTGTCGAACGGGGAGACGATCCGCACGACCCTTGAGCATCGCCTTCTGACCGACGGCGGCTGGATGAGCGTGGCCGACGTATGGCAGCGAGGATTGCCTCTCGTCCCGCCTCAGTCCAGCGAGGAACCTTCCCCGTCAGGGTGTGGCGCAGGTGGTCTGCGTTGCACGAAAAAACCTGAAGATTCTCCGGCCTGTTGTCGGAGCGGTCGTCGTTTATGTGATGAACCACTTCTTCCGGCCCGAGTGGGCGGCCCAGCATCTCCTCGGCCACCAGTCTGTGTTCGCGAACGTACCCGTTCGACGATGCGTGCGGATGATCGGGCGCGTAGATCAGCACATACCCGGACTTGTCTTTATTCCGGCCGCCCTTCCACCCAGGATGACCAGACCCGCGGCGAGGCCCGCGCCGACGCATTTGAAGCCCCGCACGCCTGCACGCCTTGTTCGCTACCTTGCCCGACACACCAAGAGCACGCCCTACCTGCTCTACGGTCATCCCCCGCACCTCGTACAACTCTCTCAGCAGGCTCGCATCCCACAGGATCGGCTTGCGCGGTTTCGCCATATGCGTACTCCATTGGTGGGAATGTACGTGTGTACATTACCGCCGTTGAGTTCCTGCGGCAAGACGCTATTTGGGACATCACTGTTCCTGGCACGCACAACTACCTTGCAGCTGGAGTCTTCTCGCACAACAGCGGCAAGACGCTGTGCTCGGCTATGGAGGTGGCTAGGGCTGCGACGGGGCAAGACCCGTACAAGAAGTACCCCGAGAAGGACGGCGTCATCGCAGTGGTCGGCCGCAACTGGGGCCACATTGGTCTCGTGTGCGTGCCGTACCTCCTGCGTGCCGGGGCGCTGAAGATCATCCGCGACAAGACGACGGGCGCTTTCCGAGCGTTCGATCCGGTCGCTGACGCAGATCGCCGAGCGGAGGCCAAGCCTGCACCGCCTCTGATTCCGCCGCGGATGATCAAGTCGATCAGCTGGGTGCTCAAGAGCGCCAACTACTGCAACAACATTGAGCTTCACAACGGATGGCGCATCTTCTTCTTCTCGTCCGAGGGCGAGGCGCCCCAAGGCTTTTCTGCCGATCTTGTCTGGCTGGACGAGGATCTTCAGAACGACGGGTATGTCCCCGAAATGCAAGCGCGGCTCGCCGACCGCAAGGGGCGGCTGGTGTTCAGCGCTATGCCGCACTCGAAGTCGGAGTCGCTCCTCGGTCTCTCCGAGCGTGCTGACCGGCTGGAGGAAGCTGGCGTCGAGAACCCCGACATCGTTAAGTTCACGCTGCGCTTCCTCGACAACGCCTGGATCGACGGGGACGAGAAGCGGAAGATGATGGAGCGGTGGGCGGCGCTTGGGGAGGACGTGCTCCGCATGCGCGCCGAGGGCGAGTTCATCACCGACAGCGTGATGGTCTACCCCAACTTCTCAATGTCCGTTCATGGCATGGACAGGGCCGATCTGCCAGACGGTCTGGTGCCGCAGGACTGGACGCGATACGCGGCGGTCGACCCCGGCCATCAGGTGTCGGCAGTGGTCTTTGCCGCCGTCCCGCCCGACGGCAGCATGATCCTTCTCTATGACGAGCTATACATCCGACAGTGCAACGCCACGCTTTTTGCCGAGAAATTCGCTGAATCCGTGAAGGGGCAGACCTTCTATCAGTGGATCATCGATATGCACGGCGGCCGGATTCGCGACATCGGCACCGGGCGGCAGGTGGTCGAGCAGTACATGGTGGCGCTGCGGCAGTACGGCGTGCGCTCCCTGACCACCGGCGCTGGGTTCATGGCGGGCTGCGACGACATCGAGGCCCGCACGGCGTCCGTGCGGACGGCGATGCACATTCGCCCCACTGGCACCCCTAAGTTGCGCATCTTGCGCGGCAGCTGCCCGAACCTTGAGCGGGAACTCAAGCGCTACCGGAAGAAAGTGGTTTTCCAGAACGGCTTGAGCATCGTCACGGACACTCCCAACACGAAGGGCGAGTGCCATGCCGTGCAGTGCATGGAGTACATCATCGCCTCCGAGCCGAAGTACCACGCAATCAAAAAACGTGATGAGGATAACCAGACACCTGAGTGGATAATGAAGTACATGGAGCGGCGCAGCCGGAACAGGACGCCCGGCGTCGTGTATCTCGGGCCGCAGTCAAACATGACTTCTGGTGACATGGAGGGCATCAGCAATGACGCAGCAAGCTGGATGTGATTTCTCGCCGCCGTCGGTCTCCCTCGGCGAGCAGGTTCTGTACTACAGCGATCCCACGAACCTTAAAGACCCAGTCATGGGCTGGGTGAGCCGACGCCCTGGCGCGAACACGATCTACGTGCTCGTGTTCTCCGAGGGTGCGGGATTCATCGAGAAGCCTTCCGTGCGGCACGCCGACGATCCCGGCCTGCAAGAAAACCCGAACTGGCGGCAATGGGGCTGCTGGCAGCACCACCCCCAGACGGAGCTTCTCGGCAAGCTGAAGTCCCTCCTGCCGCAGATCGTGACGCTCCTGGCCCGCCAGGGTGGCAAGCACTGAGGCCATAAGGACAGCGAAGGAGCGCCACGATGGAGGACAACAGCGGCAGCATCGAACCCGACGTGAAGGGCATTTCCGATGGCGCTAAGCAGGAGGCGCTGCCCGCGGACTCCCCCCTTCGCCCGCTGGTGACGCAGTGGCTGGAGAAGATCAACTCTGCACGCAAGGCGAAGTCCGCGTTCGACTCTGACGCCAAGGAGGGCGTGTACTTCTTTGACGGGCCGGGCAGCTGGTTCTTCGAGGGCGGCGCTCGTGGGCTTAGCCTCTCCGCGCGCCCGACTCCGGCGCCAGCCTTTCGGGTGACCATCAATAAGGCGTTCGAGGCTGTAAAGCTGCTGGGCGCGGTGATCTATAACCGCAACCCGAACCGCACGGTCACTCCTCGGAAGTACCCGCCCGTCGAGCCGGAGATGCTGGGCATCAACCCCCAGTCGTTTCAGGTCGACCCGATGACGGGTCAGCCCATCCCCGACCCGGCCGTGCAGATGTTCGTGCAGACGAGTCAGGCAATTGGGCTGCAAGACCAGAAGAAGGCGATGCAGGCCAAGCTGCTGGAGACCTACCTCAACTGGACGCCCGTCGAGAACGACCTCAAGTCTCACGCCAAGAAGGCTGTCAACGAGGGGCTGATTAAGGGTGCCGGAGTGCTGTGGACGGAGGCGATTGAGCAGCCCAACGTCCCGCCTGCGCCGTCGACCCTGATCGTCGGGTCGTTCTATGACACGGTGGACAACCTCTTCCTCGACCCCGACGCCACCGATATGTCGGAAGTGACATGGGTCGCAAAGCGGTGCGTGCTGCCAATCGATCAGGTGGCGCGGATGTACGGCCTGTCTCGGGCTGACCTCAAGCCGAATCTGGAGTCCTACGATTCCGCCGGACATCAGACCTCCGCTGGCGAGGACACGTACATGCGCCGCAAGAGGCGCACGGGCAAGACCAACGACCTCGTCACGCTGTACAAGGTCTGGTCGAAGACGGGGATGGGCGACAGGCTCAAGGGGGCCAAGAAGTCTGACCGCGGCATCTTCGATCCTCTGGGAGACTACTGCTACATCGTGGTCTGCGATGGCGTGGATTTCCCCCTCAACATCCCGCCGTCGGTGCTGTCTTCCGCACCGGACGCCGAGGGCTTGCCCGGCGACCTTCGCATCCGCGCCTCGTGGCCGATCCCGTTCTGGGCTGATAACGCATGGCCGTGCTCGATCTTTGCGCCGCACCCCAAGCCCAATGCCCTGTGGCCCGTAAGCCACCTGAAGCCCGGCATCGGCGAGCTTCGGTGTATGAACTGGATTTTGTCTTTCTTGGTTCAGCGCATTGCCGTCTCCTGCGAGACGATGGTCGGCGTTAGTAAGGCGGCAGACCACGACCTCAAGCAGCAGCTGCTCGCTCCCTCCGAGGGCGGCTTCAAGATCGTGGAGATCAGCGAGGCTCTCGGCAAGAGCGTCAACGACATCGTCAGCGTCTTCCAAATGCCGAACGCCACGGACGAAATCTGGCGCGTTTTCGCCGCCTTGTCCGAGCAGTTCGACAAGCGGGTCGGCCTGACCGAGTTGGTCTACGGCCAGACGCGGGCGTCCATGCGCAGTGCCAGCGAGGCGCAGGTGAAGCAGGACAACCTGTCGATCCGCCCCGACGAACTGGCGAACACTGCGGAAGACTGGATGACCGAGGTCTCCCGCAAGGAAGCGATGGCGGCGCGCTGGCTGCTCCGGCCCGAGGACGTTGCTCCGGTTCTGGGGCCGCTCGGTGCTGAGGCGTGGCGCATGCATCTGGCGTCCGGCGGCGGCGACCAGATGGGTGGCATTGCTCGTGAGTTCGAGTATCGGGTTGAGAGCGGCAGCGCCAGGAAGCCAAACAAGGCTATGCGCGCCGAGTCCATGCAGCAGGCGCTCCAGACGATTGGGCCTGTGGTGCAGCAGCTGATCGGGGCCGGGAATCCGGCGCCGTGGAACGCACTGATTTCATCTTGGGCAGACGCCAACGACATCGATGCGTCTGCGTTTATGATCCCGCCCCCGCCGCCTCCCGCACCTGCCGCCCCTCCTTCGGCAGATCCTGCGGTTGAAGGCGGCGGGGCGCCCCCTACTCCGCAGCTTGGTAATGGGTGACTTCGACGCCACCGTCAAGCGGTTGCGCGGCACGGTCGAGCCTAAGCCCTTCCGCGGCAGGAAGGCTGAGTGCAAAGACCCTGCGGCGTGGGCTGCGCATTTGGACTATCAGCAGCAGTTCTCTGCTCGGAATAGGCGTTACTCACGCAAGAACCGTGCCGAGATTAATCGCCGCCAGCGGGAGCGACGTGCGGCGGCTGGAGCGGAGAAGGCGGCTGCCACGGCGGCATACATGCGGCAGTACCACAGCAACCCGGCTAACCAGAGGCGAATGAAGTGCCAGCGACTGTTCCGGCTCTACTCGCTGACCCTGGCGCAGTACTCGGCCGCGGAGGCTTCTCGTGGGGGGGCGTGCGCGATCTGCGGGCAGCCATGCCCGACCGGGCGCTCCCTCGCCGTGGATCACGACCACGCCACGGGAGTGTATCGCGGGCTGCTGTGCGCCCACCACAACACAGGCATCGGTCTTTTCGCCGACAGCCCTGAGCTTCTGCGCAAGGCCGCCGACTATCTGGAAGCCGGTGGCGACCCGAGCTTTTGCATCGTCACCTACGCACGCCTCATGGAGGAGCAGCATGGAAACTGAGCGCTCGATCGTGGATGAGTTCATTGACCGAGCCGGGCTTGAGCCGGGCGAGTACGGCCCGTCGGTGTTCCCGCCGCACATTGTCCTGAGCGGAATCGAAGCTATGCGCGAATACAAGGCCCAGCTGATCGCTGGCAGTACCCCGCCAGACGCCGAGAAGGCCGCCTTGGGGATCGCCGAGGTATCGAGGAGGCTCCCATGAGCGACACAGACGATCTGCCGCCGGATATCGCCAACGCCCCCATGGCCGTGCAGCAGCACTATCGGGAAGTGCTCGGCATGGGCTACAGCCAGAGGTGGGCTGAAATGTGCGCCCTTCAGCAGCCCCCTGGCACTCAGGGAACCGACCGCGCCTTCATGGAGGGCCGCTATCACGGCGGCCACTTCGACCAGCTGCCCGACCGTCAGGCTGCGTGGCTGATGAAAGAGGCCAAGGCGGCTGGCATCTCGACCCGCGGCAAGGTCTACATGTCTGGGCTGGCAGACAAGCGCGGCCACCTCGACCCGATGGCCTGGGTGGACAGCGTTGACGACGTGAAGCGTGTCGCCAAGGTGCGGCAGCTGGAGGTGCGCGGCATCGTCAACTATTCGCCCCCCGAAGGGGCCGCACCCCCCAAGCGCGTCGACATGAACCCCAAGCTGGTTCGCGAGCTAGCCAAGAAGGAAATGGCTAAAAACCCCGGCCTTTCTCGGGCTGAGGCAAGCCGGATCGTGAAGGAACGCCACTCCCTGAAGCGCAAGCTGGATTGAGACGAACTCGGGGCGCCGGAGGCCATAAACCCAGTGCAGCCCCGCTCGCACTGGAGGATCGTTTATGGCTCGGATGGAACGCCTCAATTCGCACTATCCGGTCAAGATGGCCGCTGATCCGGCGCAGGCTACCCGCATCCCATACGGGGCTGTGGCGGGCGCCTGCATTTTCGCCGTCACTGGCAGCGGGTCTGTCACGTGGCACGTCGCCTTCGACCCCGACGGCGACGTGTACCCGATGTATGACTCGAAGAACCAGCCGGTAGTCTCGACGCTGTCTGAGGGGAACGCCGTCGACCTCCCGGCCTGCTTGTTCGCCGCGCCGTTCATCGTTGGTGTTGGGGCGGATATTGACGCCGTCATAGCGGTATCGACCTGACGCGATGGAGACCGAGATGGCGCAAGACAGCAGGCTTCTGCGCCCGGTCGCTTGCAACGACGACGGCGGTGGGGTCGGCCCGCCGCCGCCACCCGTGACATACCGGATTCTCCAAGAGGACGGAGCATTGCTCCTCACTGAGCTAGGCGATCCGCTTCGCAAGGAAACGTCAACACGTTAAGGCCATGGCCGACTCCCGCATATCTGAGTTGCCAGCTGGTGTAGCTGCTCCCGCCACGCTCCTGCCGGGCGTGAACGGGGCCGTCACGCAGAAGATCAGCGTCCAGACCATCCTCGATCTCGTCGGCGTCATCGAGGGGCCAGCTGGCCCCGCTGGCCCTGCTGGCGAGCGCGGAGCCGACGGAGCGCCCGGCCCTGCCGGTGAGCCGGGCTTGCCAGGAGAGGCTGGGCCTCCCGGCGTTGACGGAGCGCCCGGCCCGCAGGGTGAGCCGGGCAAGGATGCGCTGCACATCGTCTCCACGACTGAGCCTCCTCCAGGCGAGGAAGTTGGCGATCTGTGGATCAACCCGGACGGGGCGCCAGCTGCGGACTTCGCCACCACTGAATACGTTGATGCGGCGACCCAGCAGATTCTCTCTGCCGCCACGACCGCATTTCAGGAGCGATACACGAAGCAAGAGGTGGACGGCCTGTTCGTCAAGCAGGTTGACCTCGTCGCACCACCGAGCCTGGACGGCTACGCAACTGAGCAGTATGTCGATGACAGCATTGCTCGCGCGTTCTCGGCAGACCTGTCGCCGTCGCAGATCGAGTCGGTCATCTCGCAGATCGGGCCTGTTGACCTCACGGCCTATGCCAAGCTCGATGACGCAGCGCAGGCGATTACGGCCCAGACCGTAACGCTGGACACCAACACTCTGGCCGTCGAGGACGTTGGCGGGCAGAAGCGTCTGGTTGTGAAGGTCGGCTCCAAGACGTTCCCCGTCGCCTACACGACTGAGCTTGCCAACGTGGCCGCCCGAATCGACACGGATGCCGTCCGTGAGGCTGTGCGGAGCGTCATGTCGGGCGGCCAGAACATCCCGCCGGACATGGCCTGGACGCCATGCACGAAGGTCTTGGGTTCTGGCCTGATCGAGGCTCGCGTCCTCAACGGGATGATCCAACTGCGAGGGGAGTTGGTCTACACCTCCACCGCATTGGGATCGTTCGCCACTGTGCAGCGACTGCCCGCCGACTTCCCGAAGCCGCCCGCAGAGCAGAACGTCGTTGCGTTTGGCTACGAGAGCGGCGTTGCCTACCGGCGCGTGTTCGTCCGGTTCGGCACAGACGGCTCTGTCGGCATCTGCGGCGACGGCAAGATAACGCACACCAACATGACGGGCGCTCAAGCCTACGCCTACTGATGCACCCAGACCTGACAGCCGCCGTTGTTGGCACAGCCGCCGTTACTGGGGCTTCCTTGCTGACCATCTATCTGGTGGTGCTGGCGGCGTCGTGGTGGGCGCGTCGAGAGGATCAGCGGGTCGAGCGCGAGATTCGTCGGATTGAAGCTGCACGCGAAGAGGACAAGGGCTAAACATGGCTGCTGCGATGTACTACTGGGACGGTCAGTCCTGGCTCCCGATTTCTACGGGCGGCTCTGGGGGCAGTAGCGACGGCACGGTGCATATCGTGTCGGAGACGACGCCTCCTGACGGCAAGACGATCGGCG